ATTGAAGATAGTGATACTGATACTCAATGGTTGTTAGAAACTACAGAGAAGTTTTGTAAAGACCGTGCCGTTCACAATGCAGTATTAGAAGGCATAAAAATCCTTGATAACAAAGATAAGAAACAAACACCTGAGGCAATACCTCATATCTTATCAGAGGCATTGGCCGTATCATTTGATAAATCAGTTGGTCACGATTACATAGAAGACGCAGAGAGTAGATTTAAATACTATCACACTAAAGAAAAAAGATATCAGTTTGATTTAGATTACATGAATAGAATTACAAAAGGTGGTGTACCAAGTAAAACATTAAACATTGCTCTTGCTGGTACTGGTGTTGGTAAGTCCTTGTTTATGTGTCATGTTGCTTCAAGTTATTTGTTGCAAGGTCTTAATGTATTGTATATCACATTAGAGATGGCAGAGGAAAGAATTGCAGAAAGAATTGACGCAAACTTATTAGATGTTACCATGGAAGACCTACATGATATGCCAAAACAATTATATGATGGTAAGATTAAAAAGGTCAGAGAGAAAACACAAGGTCAACTTATTATCAAAGAATATCCAACAGCTTCTGCTCATAGTGGTCATTTTAAATCATTGATTAATGAATTAGCTTTAAAGAAATCTTTTAGACCAGATGTTATCTTTATTGATTATCTAAACATTTGTGCTAGTGCTAGATTTAAAGGTGGTAATATTTCATCTTACTTCTATATCAAAGCAATCGCTGAAGAATTAAGAGGTCTTGCAGTAGAACATGATGTGCCAATCTTTAGTGCAACACAAACAACTAGAACTGGTTTTGTAAGTACAGACTTAGGTCTTGAAGATACCTCAGAATCTTTTGGTCTTCCGGCAACTGCTGACTTTATGTTTGCCTTGATGTCAAATGAAGAACTAGAACAACTAGGTCAGATGAAAGTAAAACAATTGAAGAATAGATATAATGACCCAAGCGTAAACAGAGCATTCATTATTGGTGTTGATAGGTCTAAAATGAGATTGTATGATGTAGAACAAAAAGCACAAAACATTGTTGACTCAGGCCAAGTAGAAGAAAAAGAGGATGCTTATAATAAGTTTAGTGAATTTAAATTGTAATATATGGTAAAGACTAAAACACAAAAGGTAAGATTTCATAGAGGCGATAAAAGGCCAGGTAATAAGTTGGGACAAACAAAATTGAGTTATACAGTAGATATGATAAAAGAAGGCCGTAAGATTTTATGGCATGTAGTAGAACAACCAACAAACAATATTGTTGGTAAATACTTCTTTGAAGATGACGCAATGGTATTAGCAGACTTTCAAAACAAACACAAAGTCTGGCAAGTAAACGGAGGAATACCTAGATTCCTCTGGAATTATGTAGCAGGTTCCTATAACTAGTTGACAATTACTCCTAAATAGTATAAGGAGTAATAATGTTAACAAAACCACAAGTATTAATAATAGAACAAGCAACAGCGAAAGCTGGTGGTAAACTATCTTTTGAACAAAAGAAATCCACTAGAAATGTAGCTGTCTATTTTGTTCGTGCTTCTAATAGACCAGACGCAAGAAGAAATATACAAAACTTTTTAAAGTCTAAGAAAATAGATATTACTGAAAAGAAAACCAGTTTATCTAGTGAGAACATTACAGAGTTTGTAATAGGTACATATACTGTCAGAATAGTATATAAACCTATGTCTGGTGGTATGACAGAAACAACATTGAACTCTACCATTACAGAATTAGTACCTTGCATTGCATTTCTAAATGGTTGTGTAGAAAGAAATCCTGATAAACTATATGAAAAAGTATTAGGTTATCCTCAATCACAAAAGTGTTATGTAAATAAAGCAGACCAGAAAGCTGGTATAGATTTCTTAGAAGATATGCCAAAGTCATCTAAATTTAAAGAGAAGATGATGAACGCAGTTGCTATTACAAAATATCTTGAAGATATGCATAGTAAAAAGAAAATCAAAAATGTATTCTGGACATACAGAGCAAAACCAGCTGGTGTTCCTGCTAACTCACCTGCTGATATAGTAATTCTATTTCAAGATATGACTATGTTAGGTGTTTCTTTAAAAGCAGGTGGTGAGTCTACTAAAGAGCCTTTACTAAACACATATGTTAATAAGATATATTATCATTTTGAACCAACTGGTACTCAAATTAAAAGATTAAGGGAAGACTTATATCTTAATACTTATTCTAAAATACCAGGTATAGAAAGTAAAAGATATGATGAAGTTGGTGCTGAAAGAAATAAATCACTAGACGCTTTAGAAAACTTTGAAAATACAGACCTACAAACCTACGAAAAATATTATGACGCAAACTTGGCCATAATAAGAAACAAAATGGTTTATACAATGACCAAAGATATTAAACTGTTTAAAAAGTATTGTAATAGTCAGATACTTAAACAGAGTGATGTACCAGTTACAATTATTAAAGCAGTAAATGATACATATAAAGAGATAAAAGATAGTAATAGATTGAGTGTATTGTTACAACAAGCCACAAGTGTAGAGGGTATGGTGTCTATATCATCTAAACAAAACTTTGATATTAGAATAAAACGGTTTAGTGAGGTCTTAGGAACCATGAATATGTCAGTTAGGTCTAATAAAGTAGGTGTTCAACACAAATTAGGTCAATTTTTCAACTTGGCTGTGAAGTACAATGGTCTAAATGAATAAATAGTATTGGTATTTGTTAATGAATTTGCATGAAAGGGCTTGCCAAACCTCACAATTTATAGTATAATGGACAAAAATGAGAGAGAAAAATGTTTAATTTTAAAGGTTTCCTTACACAGGACAAGAACACACACTTAGAACATCTTGAAGATGATATCATCAATAGAGGTGCAGTAGGTGGTGACAACGCAATAAACTTCCTAAAATCAGTTAGAAATATGTTAGCCGGTACTACTGGCAGTAAAACAAATATAACTGTTAAATGGGACGGTGCGCCTGCTATCATTTGTGGTATCAATCCAGAAAATGGTAAATTCTTTGTTGGTACTAAATCAGTATTCAATGTAAATCCTAAAATCAATTATACTGTTGCAGACATTCGTAAGAACCACGGTGGTGTGGTTGCACAGAAATTAGAAGTTTGTCTTGCACAACTAAAAAGATTAAACATCAAAGGTATTCTACAAGGTGACTTGTTGTTTACAAATGATAAGAAAGTAATCTCTATAGATGGTGAGAAGATGTTATCTTTTACACCTAACACAATTACATATGCAGTACCACAAAATAGTGGCATTGGTAAAAGAATTGCTANTGCTAAAATGGGTATNGTATTTCANACACAATACAATGGTAAAAAGATGNATAGTTTATCTGCCAGTTTTGGTACAGTAACAGGTTCATCAAACAGAAATGTATTTTTGGCAAGTGCAGCTTACCAAGATACTGCTGTACTATTTCCTAAATCAGAGTTATCTAAATTTGATTCACAGATAAGAATGGCTGAAGGCTCTCTTAGAAAAGCCTCTCCTGTTTTAAACTTAATGAGTAAAAATATAACAGATGACCTATCTGTAGGTTACAGACTTAAAACATACTTCAATCATTTTATTAGAAATTCAAATAGTAGTATGGATAAGGTTGCAGTTATGCAAAAACAATTTAGAGATTATTTTGAAAGTGTATTACAGAATGAGATAGATAGTAGAAAAACACCAAAAGGTAAAGAAAAATTTATTAAGGCAAAGAAAGATGGTCTACAATTTATTGATAGAAACAAACAAGCATTATACTTTGCTATCGCCTCACACATTACATTAGGTGTGGCAAAACAAACTCTTTTACAAAAAATGAATCAGATACAGAGTATAGGTAATTTCATTAGAACATCAACAGGTTATAGAGTGACAGCACCAGAGGGTTATGTTGCAGTTGATAAAGTTGCAGGTGCAATTAAACTAGTAGATAGATTAGAATTTAGTAGGCAAAACTTTACTATGCCTAAAGGTTGGAATTAATGAAGTCATTTAAACAATACTTCTTTGAAGCAATCAATGGACCTAAAATCATTATGATTGGTGGACCAGGTTCTGGTAAATCAACTTACTCAGAATTACTAAAGAAAGAATTAGGTATCGCCCACATATACACAGGTGATATGATGAGAGCATTATCAAAAGAAAATACACCAGACGGTAAAAAAGTAAGAGAACTATTAAAAAAAGGTGAATTTGCACCAACACCAATAGTTATAGACGCAGTAAAAGAAAGAATGAAACAACCAGACGCCATGAAAGGTTATGTGTTTGACGGTTTCCCTAGAAATACTGAACAAG